TAAGAGTCGAAAAATTGTTTTATCGCCGTGTATATCATTTCAACGGCTTATTACCTAATACGATCAACTGTATACAGTACCAGCAGGCATGTAAATGCTCGCGTTTCCGGGAGCGAATGCAGTGCCTAGGCCGCGAATCACAATAACGTGATAATACAGTGCAGCTCCGAAGATGTTGTCAACAACACCGTATCTGGTCAACAGACCCACGCGAGGCGAGAAGTCATTAGGACCAATAGTGCGTTGAACCATAATCGGAATGTACGGACAATAAACAATACCAGTGTCGTAGAACTCAGGACCTTTGTAGCCAAGAAGAGCGTACTCAACTCGAGCTGCACGGGTTACCATGCCTCCTACTGAACCGGGTGTATCATTGTCGGGTGTACCTGCGTTACCTTCGTATTGTGCTTCTGTGCGTGTGTCGCGATATACGTTAAAACGACCGCCGAGATTACCAACACGAGCAATTCCAACAGGCTGTGTGTTCACATTACCTTGAACTTGCATCCACTGAAACTCAGGGAGCATTTCAAGAATAGCGCAAACACGAGGTGTTGCAACAATAAAGTTAGCAGCACCACGTCTGTTACGGATTGCTATCCGATTGGCTTCGACAATAATTTTGGCGTACAGATCACGATTACGTTCAGCTAACCAACGTGCATCGGCACTAGCAGGTGACCATGTGCTGAATCCAGCATCAGGGCCAGCGTTGAGGGCGACTTGGATCATTCTCATGATCATTTCACGGTCGATTTCGGCCTGAATTTCATACGACATAGCGTTTGTCAATTCAGTATCGATATCGATACCATTCATGTTCTTGAGGTCTTGTTCCAATTCGACACTCCAGCGAGCGGCGAGTCTACGAGTTCCAGCTTCAACAGCGGTCTTCTCGAAGGAAACAACCATTTGAGGGATTTTTCCGGTCAACTCAAATTCACTGAGCAACTTTGCAACACCTTTATCTTCTTCCGCTATGGGAAAGAGGTTTTGGTGAGGTGCAGCTGCGCCAGAAAAATTATCAGTTGAGACTCCGGTAAATCGAGTATCAAGGTAGTTGTAACCAACTTCTTTTCCCGTAGCCGAATTTCCGCGAGCTGTAGCGGCAGCTTGAGTGTCATGAGGCCCATGGGCTCCATAACCATCAATACCGTCAGCTCCTAAACTTTCACCTTCGTATTTGTAGCGAAGAGCAAATGCCAATCCAACAGGACCGGACATGGGCTGAACACCAACAATTTCGTTTGTGATAAGCTCAGGGAAAGTACGACGTATCATCGGGATAAGAATCTTAGGAAGACGTGCATCTTGAGGAGCGTAGTTGTCACCGGTTCCACCGGGGCGATTGATTGCGGCATTCGTATTAGAGTTACCTCCAAAAACGGATCCCCCACCAGCTGAATTGTCTGCTTCTGTCAAGCACCAGTTTTCCTGGTTCTCGAGCAAAATAGCAGTGTTCAAGCGAGTGTGATCATCATCAATAGCAGCTACGTTGTCAGACGAGTAATCTAAAACGGGATTCCACTTCTCGAGCAAAGCTGAGGCGCGGGATTCATCGATATAGGATTGTGCGGGTCTTACTTTAGACATAATTTATGATTTTCCTTGTACATACTCAGGTTGTTATACAACCTCATCATTAAAACTTGTTGAGCTCGTTCATGTATAGCGAGCCTAAACCATCAGATTGTTCTTCTTGTTCATAAGATTCTTCAATCACTGGTTGTTCAAGACTAGATTCAGTTATGACAGCTGGTGTGTCACCACCGGTGTTTTTCTCTTGTACCAAGCTAGGGCGAGGAGGACGGTCGACGGACGCCTGTGTCGCTTGAGCTTCTTGTTTGTACTTTTCTAGTCTTTCTTCTTCTGTTTTTTCCAGAAGGTTTAAAGTGTAATCATAATTTTCGTTAATAAAAGCTGGTGTCTTGTTGCCAAGAACCTTCATCATGTAACGTTTCTTGCTCTCAGGCAAGTGTAATGTTTTTTCTTCTAATATCAATTTAGATTGAGCTTTTTTCAGGTCAGCTTCTAATGTGGCGTTCTTCTCAGCTAACATTTTTGCTTCTAGTGAAGTTTGTTCGATTTGCTTTTTACCGTCAACAACAGCGTCGCGGATAGAAGTTGTGGCCATAGCTTTATCGATTGACAGCTTTTTTCTCATCTCATGCAACATGTTCACGGCATGAGTGTTTTCCATGGCTTGTTTGATCTGTGTAGCGGGGATCGCTTCTTCTAGATACAAATCTAAATAGTTACTAACACCGTCGATAACCTCATCTTTAAATGAACTAGCTTCTTCATTGAGTGTTGAGCTAAATTTTGCAGCAACGGCTTGTAATTTTTGTCCGTGATTAGCATCAATAGCACTGACCATATGCTTGAGCTTTTTTGTGTGATCGGAATCAATGGCTTCTAACAGCTTCTCCAGTTTCACGGCGTGGGCTTCATCTTGTTCCACGAGGGCTTTTTCTACGTGAAGCTGAACTTTATCATCAACTGCTTGATTAAAGCTCTCTTCAATGCTCTGAAGTGTGTCTTCGGTCAAAAGATCCTTCGTAGCTTCTTTAAGTTGGTCTGTTATTTTGTTGCTCATTGTTTTTTAAATTTTAAATTCTTGTATTTTGACATTTTATTGGCAATCTTCATGTTTACCGTTTGTCGTAAATATTTATCCGCTTCCGCGTAATTTTTCTCAGATAAACACTTGAGAAAGTTCGTTATGGATTGTTTCTGTTTAGTATCAGTTATCATCTATGTAAG